CCCATGCTTTAATTACCAAACGAATATAGTTAGCGTAAACCTTGAAATAAGTACCAACCGCTTTCACTACTGGAACTAAATAGTCACCTATAATTTTTGCCATTTTGTCAAAAGTCTGAGCCATGCTTTGACTCGTACTCCCAAGACTATTAGCCTCATCACCACTATTAGTAAACGCTCCAAGCAAATCTTTCATAATCACATTAGCGATGTTTTTAACTACTTCCATCAAGTCGCTTACCGCTTCGCGCAAAGCCTCAGAACGGTCATACACATATTTGAATCCGGCAGCCACGGCAACCAAAGCAATGATAATAGCGGCGGCAACAGCAATATATGGGTTAGCAGCCAAAACAATGTTCATCGCTGCTGCGTTATATTTTACTATCAAAATTCCAGTTTTAATTTTGCTGAGAATTCCGGGGAAAGTCTTATACAACCGCATGATCTCAGAAGTGACTAAAAACGTTGCACCCAAAGCAGCAATTTTAGGAATAAGTGGAATAACAAAACTCAAAATATTTTTTACAGCATCAGCAAGACCCATGAAAATAGGAATCATTTTATTGACAACATCAGAAACTTTCTTTAACGCCTCCCCCGATTTCACTGATTCCGTTAACCTATCAATAAAGGCGACCAGCGGGGCAGCCAATTCGACAAACTTTGCACTCAACGTAGTCAAAGTTCCAGAAAGAGCACCACCAGACTGCAAGGACTTACTAAAAGCCTTCAGCAACTCGTAAGTACTCTTAATCAAAGGGCCAAAAGCAGAAAGAAGAACTTTACCAATCTCAATTTGAAGATCGTTAATAATTCGGGAAAACGATCTCAGAACTTTACCTGCCGCGTTCATTGCACCCTCGTAAGTGCCAGCGACTTTCTTTCCCTCTTCCATAATCAGATTTACAATAGACTGCTGTTTTTCAACAGTACTTAAAGTACCCGCAGTCTTACCAATTGATTTAGCGTAAACCGCGTGACCCTCACTAGCAGTACTACTAATACCAGCAGACTTCAGCAACATGCTGTTTCCAGTAATAATCGCTTGAGTCAAAGTTTGAGTAGTAGCCGTAGAGTTTTTACCCGCAATAACCGCCAAGTCCTGAGCGACACGAGCAACCTTAGAAGCAGAAGCCATATCCAAATTGTTTTGAGCGAACTCAATAGCAATCTGCTGAGCAGCACCTAACTCAATACCATTATCCCGAATCGCCTGAGTTGTTTCTTTAATAACTTTAGTTCCAATACCAGTTGACCTACCAACAGCCAACATAGCAATATCAAGTTCTTCAGAACGAGCAGCCGCATCAAACGACGCTTTAGTAAACCCTTTAATTCCACTCGTAAATTTAGAAAAAGATTTATACAACTGAACACCAAGAGCCGTACCCATAGCGTTCTTCAAAATAGTGAAGCCCTTACTGGCCTCCTTAGCCGAATTACCCATCTCTCTAGTGGCGGAAGAAGCCTTCTTTTGAGCACCTATTCCTTTTGGTACAGCGTCAGCAAGAGCGTTCGTTGCAGCAGTGGCAGCGCGAAGCGCCCGGACGTACTGAGAGGTGTCTGCAACATACTTGGCTTCAACAGTTACATTAGCCATTGCACTTCACCTCCTTTATTTCCGGCGCTTCGCCGCTTTCTCCGACTCGTACGCTCGTAATTCCCACAAAGCAGCCCACTCCGTCAACTCAGACGAAGTAATCGGCCTGTGTCCAGAAGAACCGTAAAGCAATTCACCAACCGTTCGACCTAATTTTTCTGATAACTCAAAAAGGAATCTACGATGTGGCTTCTTCAGGAAACGTGACCTTAGCGCTATCTGTCGCTTTCCCATCCATAGCAGAAAGACCCATACCGACCGTAGCGATACGGTCAATAGCGGATGCGCTTTTAGCCATTAAAGCATCAAGATCAGAACTATTAAAAATTCTTTCACCTGTTTCAGGATCGTAACTTGAAGCGATAACAGTTTCAGCATACATAACACCAATGCTGATTGTTCCATCTTGGCTTGAAGAAGCGGTTTCTAAGATTCTTGAACGATCTGCACCGTTCATTCCGCGAACTTCTACTGTGACACCCCACTCAGGTACTTCTACCAACTCAGTAGAAATATCTTCAGCAGCAAAAATACTTTCTCGTAAAGACACTTTTTTCTCTTTCCGTAGGGGGCACTAGGCCCACGATTAGGATTTACTTATTAAGATACAGCGCGAGTGATTGCACCCGTGCATTGAAGTTCAGCAGAGAACGTAACAGCGTCTCCAACTCCAGCCGAAATTTCGTATGAAGTAAGAATACCTTCACCTTGATATTCTGGGTTTGTTGCGCTTACTACGGCTTCATTTACCCGGTAAACCCACGATACTGTCGCAGTTTGACCAAGAATACCTGCAAGAACAGGATCTACTGCCGATGATGTTGCCGAATCAAACTTTCCGCTAAATGAAACAGTAGCGTCAGTCAACCCGGTGATATATGCCTTAGCATCCTCACCAAAAGTAGTTACTTCAGCAGTTTCAATATCACGGGAAAGACTTACGTCTTCGCAAAAAGCGGAAAGGTCTACTAGACTTCCACCTGAGTTATCAACTTTAATTACAGATTTCTTACCATGAATAAAAGCCATTAGGCTCCTCCTTATTTCCGGGCAAACGCCATTGTGTAGGTGATAGACCCGGAAGAACCTCCGGGCGTTATTTGAGTACGGACATACCTTTCTACTGTTCCTGCTACGGCGACACGTTCGCCGCCTATCGTTGTTGCTGAAACTCCCGTAAAGGAGACCAGATCAGCGAAAGTTGAGTCATCTGCGCTGTCTTGCACAGAAAGTGATGTAGAACCATCTCGCGTGTTGGCAGTTACATGAACGTACCCGACAACTCCATCAGCAGTACTTGCAGAATTATCAATCGAGGCGGAATTGGAAGCAGCAGTAACTGCGGTATTTCCAGCCAAAATCAGACCACGATCTACGCCTGCGGTAGCCTGAACTTCCATGCTGGCTGAAACCACATCCGCCACGGGACTAGAAACCTCATAAGACGTTTCTCTTGCGCTTGCTGAATAGCAAGGCGACCCGGCGGTCACTCCTTCAGGAGCCATAGTCACTACGTCAGCCGCCGTAGAACCAATAATTCCTGACAGCACCGCATCAATGGCTAGTAAAGAACCGTCAAACATTCCGTCTGCGCTCATAGTTCCGTCGCGTAAACCAGTTATGTAAGTTTTAGCACTATCCCCAAAAGTAGTAGTTTCAGCCGTTTCCACATCCTGAGAAACGCTAGAATCATTAAAATAAGGGGAAAGATTAGAACCGTTAACAAAAACGACTGTATTTTTCCCATGAATAAATGCCATTATTTTTCACCTTTCTTAGAGACAGGATTCTTAGCAGAATCCACAAAAGTATCTGCTTTATCGCTAGAAGATTTTTCAGAACGGTCACTAGAAGCAGCGCCGACAAGTTCAATATGGCCTTTTTCTAATAGCCACTTAATTGATTTCGTGGGAATATCGTCAACAACTGATCCCACCTCAGCACGTTTATTTGGTGGGTAAGACAATCCGGTAAGTACCTTGTAAGGCACGAGACCTCCTTGACGACGCGCAAATCCGCACCGTCTGAGGATCACATGGATCACGATGTTTCAACGGAACAGATCCACTGGGGATACGAACACTAGGACAAGTCTATGGCATATATGAGTAAATAATGACTTTCCAAGAGTCTACTTTTTTTATTTTTTTAATGGCAAAAAAGTAAGGCGCATCCTAATCTGGCACAAATACACGATTAGATCATCAATTTCTTCAACCGCATCCGTCAAAATGTTTTCTAGCGGCCTGTTTTCAAACCTTTGTGTGCCCGAACCGTCATCATACTGATCAGCACCAACCCCAAGAATACGTTCACGCAAAGAGAAAACAATTGATCTGACTTCATCAGCGTGTTCTTCACTCGTCATAACAAAACCAAATCTTTCCATCCCCCATGACCAATAAGTAAACTCATCATACCCGCTGAAGAATCCTGACCAGTTTTATGCTTCCACCAAGTAGAACCACCATCTAAAGCAGGAATCTGGATGAAAGTCTTTGCTCCACCCTGCTCAATTCTTAAATGATGCAGATGAGCGCCCAAAAGTAAAGTGGAGGAACCAATGTCCTGCATACCGTGAGCCTGACTTGACCACCATTTAACCGGATCTCTACCAAACTGGTGACCGTGAGCAAAACCAACAGGTGTTCCTGCCACATCAAGAGTAATTGTTAACTCATCAAATCCCGGAAAAACAAAAGAAACATGTTCATAACCCGGAGTTAGTTTAAGGGCGTCGGCGACTGCCACGGCTCCCTCAATCGCCCAAGAATCGTCATACCTGCGCTGAACATGCCCAACCCTCTGCACCTCATCGTGGTTTCCCGGAACAACAGGAACTACGATTTTGTTGGCAAGCGGAGCGAATGTTTGAATCTGATGCAGCATGAGCCTGCGATAAACACGCAACTGCTCCGTCAAAGTCAGGTCAAGCCGACCAGCCGCAGCCAAAGCGCCACCTTGAGAAACCAAACCTTCAATACAATCACCCATCCAAGGTAGCATGATCGAATCTATTGGCCTCCCCATTTTTTTCAACTCTTTGAAACGCGCAACAGCCAAATCTGTTTTAGTCAAAAACCTATCGATAGTTCCCTCTGTCCCATCACCGTCAGGCTTACCCAACTGCAAATCCCCGGCAGGAACGCAATACACAAACCCTTTTCCTGAAGATTCAGGGGGCTTTTTAGGGCGTTTACGCCCAATTACGCCTAGCAACTCCTCAACGGATTTCCGGGACTCCACCCGCCTTCTAATCGACGCTTTGTAGTAATACATCCGGCGAACATTGCCTTCACCAGCATTAGCATCCCAAGCCCTAAACTGAACCGGCTCAATAACCTCAAAGATTTTTGGGTCAAGATCCCAAACAGACAACAAATCAGACCATTCATTAGGCTCAGAATCTAAAGGGTGAGAAGTTAAAGTCCCAGTATCCCCATTCCACGCGACTCCCGGCTCCCAACCGGAAGGATGCTTAGCAACAACTCCCTTGAAATTGCTATTTTCACCCGCGCTGGTCAAAGACTTAATATCATCTCCTAGACTCACGTTTACTCCTAAACTGTTCTGCGGTTTCCATAGAAGTTAGCACAATACCGTCAGCAATCTGACAAATAATATCTTTTGAGGCGTAAGCAACCATAACTTTATCGTTATTAAACTCCATTCGGGCATTATTACAAGTTTCTTCAGCCTGATTCTCCATAAAACGTAAATAAGAAATAAGGCTTTCGCTTTCTAGCCAAATACGTTCAGAATCCGCCCAAACTAAAATAGAAGGTTCTATGGACATGCACAACCAGAGCCAGAATTACGGCGACGATGACGATTGACATTTCTATCGTTTATCTGATACCCATTTTTGTAAAGAATCCTTGATATAGAAGCACCACTCACACTATTGTCATCAATCAAATCAGACAATTTAGCAGAATCATCCGGATCAAGTTTACTCAATAAAATAAAAACTTTACATAACTTGTTGCTGTGCGGAGTTTGGCCGATTAAAGAATCCAAGTCATCAATAAGGCTACTCATAGCCATCCTCCTACTTGCTTTTATTTTGAGCCTTACAGCGTGAACACTGCAAAGACCAAGGTTGAGAAACGTAGAACGCTAATATCCTATTACATCTCCAGCACCTTGGTTGCTCATCCGTGACAACAACACGCCCATAAGCATCACTCATAACGAACCATGCAAGCAAAATTCATTGAAATCATGGGCCGTAAATTGTCATCCTCCCCCATAGGAATCACAGAACTACTCGTTTCAACTCTCATAATATTTATACCCGAAATAGTCACATTTGTTAAAGAACCCAACAAAGCACGAATAGTCTCAGCCTTATTTCGAGCACCCGGATAGTCGCTACGAGTAGACCTAACAATTACTTGGATTTGAGGACGGTCAATCGCCCAAGGATTACTTCCCATAGTAAAATCAGGTTGTCCTCCAGCATTTTCATAGACAGCAACACAGGAATCTGGGCTTTCTGGTATTACAGCAAGAAACAAATCGGTTCCTAAAGTCCCTTGGCTTTGCGTAACTAAATAATCCCCGACTGCTTCTAAAATAGTTGCCATTATCGAATCTCAAACTCTCTATTGATCATATCTAAAACACGGGTAGTCATTCTTTTAGCCATGTCTTTAGAATATAGCCTCACGGGGTTTTCCAAGTACTTCCAACGAGTAGGAGGATCATGCTTCGCCCGTGATGGAGGCAACTCGTGAACAAAGACGGCATAAGGAGCCGCTGGGCCACCATAACTAATGAAAACCTCCACTTGAGACCCGCGAACAAAAGGGCCACGCACTTCACCAGAAGCCCGCAAAATACCAAAACGAACAGGAACTGCTTCTTGAGAAATTAGAAACGCTTCCGAAGCCTCCTCGTAAAGAGCCTGAGCAGCGAAACGAGGGGCACTCTTGCCAGCAAGAGCAAAAGCGTCAAGTAAAAGATCAAGGTTTTTAACCTCAATTGCCTTAACCATTAGGATTTACCAAACCCAATGACCGAATGATGATCCCCATCCTCATCTTTAATAGTGTCCACAAAAACTATTTTAGGGGTACTACCGTCCGGCAAAGTGATTTCCCAAGTAGTAGCAAGAGAAGCAGGAACTCCATACAGAATTGCTTTACCGGCCTCAACTATTTCACGGCCCTCGCTATCTCTAATTATTTTTTCATCATAAACAAGACGAGCACGAAAAGAAGAACTGGTTGCAGAAAATGTTTGCTTTCCATATTTATCTAAGGAACTCTGAGCCTTCAAAGTAACGGTTTCTAGCATTAGCGGAAGAAAATCTTTTGACAAAGACATGACTGCTACCTCAAGTAATCTGTTTGGCCTGTATAAAACTCTGTCCCGTTTTCTGGAGGAATAACTTTATCTGCCGCCCTGAGAATATTTTGTGGACTTATCCACGGGGTGGGAGGCTCACGGCGAGCACCCAAAAGAAGCATTTCCTTGGCTAGAATGTAATAACTTGAACCACGGTCACTATAAGAAACAGACATGTCACCGACACTTGTACTAGAAGCCATTCTAGTAAACTTAGACGCGATTGCGTAAGCAGCATCGTGAGCAGCCTGATATATGGAGCCACCGGACTCAGTGATCAAATAAGTAATTTCTTCATCATTAAGCAACTGATCAGTAGTATCAGTGTCCCCAATCAGAAACCTTATTTTATCTAAAGTAGAATCCGCAGGATTTCCACTGTATGACCAAGACATGAATCCTCCAAAAGTTTGTGAAAAAAAAGCAAGAGGGGCGGTAGGGGTGACCTACCAACCCCCCTTGCTTAGGGTTTTGATTATCAGGTAGCAGACATAATTCCGACTTGGGTAAGTGCGACAAGGATCGCCACAATCGCAGTTCGGGCTTCATCATCCACCGTTAATCCACCTGCCGGTTCGGCAATATTACTGACAGGATTGCCAAGATCGATTGTTCCGCCAGCGGTTAGGTTACCTGTAACCGTAAGGTCACCGCCAACAGCCGCATCGTCAGTCACACTAATGTCATCACCAACAGAAACATCATCATCGGCAGTAAGTCCACCAACCAAGGCCGTACCTTGAGTAATTCGGTTTACCATTTTAACTCCTCTGTTTAGGCTACGGCTGAAGCAAAGAAGTAGC